CGACCAGTGGGAACCAAGTCGGGCGGTGGCACCCGGTTGTTGGCACAATGCCAGCCGGCCAGTGGTGTCCACCCCACGGCCGACCAGTGTTTCGGTGTGCTGGTGGCACCTGCCACAAAGGGCCACAAGGTTGGCACGGTGGTAAGCAAGGTGCGGGTGGGTCGCCAGTGGGTTAATGTGGTGCACCGATGTGGTGGGTTCCGGCCCGTCGTGCAGGTTGTAGGGGTTGGGACACCAAGGTTCCTCACCCCTAACCACCCGGGACACGGTAAACCAACGCCGGGAACGGTGGATTTCGTTGGGTGTGGGCGGGGGTGTGGGGGTGTGGGGGTGTTTTTGCATAATGCCAATTATGTGCAAATCGCTTACAACCCCTCACCCGTGCGTTTTAACGTGCACCAGTCTGGACCCATATAACCACCCGAACCCGTCGCCAAATCGCCTGTAATGCCAAACAAACGGGGGTCCGTTTTTTACAATTCTAATTGTAAAAAAAGTGCTAAAAAGATTTTTGTTACTATTTTGGACTTGAAACACAGGTGCACACCAAAGGGGGAGGGGTGCGGCCCTTCAAGCAGTAAAAAGAACACCGGGGTCAAGCGGCATGATTCCAATTAGTTGGAATCTATGGTGCACCGTTTTAGACGATTGGTAGCGCACCCGTTAGTCCAATGTGCCAACTTAGGGGACAGCACTCACCCACCCGAAAAAAACATGAAAACGTATAAAATGCCCGTAACCAAACTCCCCGAGGTGTCCCGCATCTCGTTCGTCGAATCGCTTAAAGCAGCCGGCTTCGGCCAGTTTACCGACTGCAGCGACCAATATGGCCAGTGCTACCAATACAGCGGCGCTTACAGTCAGGGCGCACTGTATGTGTGGGCACTGGTTACCATTAACCGTGCGGCCAGCACCCGGCCCAACGACCAACGGGGATGGACCATTACCTCGATCCGTGACTACGAAAAGGAATCCACCAAAGGTTTCTGGGCAGCCAAGCAGACCCGCGACTACCTTGCCCGCTACACCTCGGGTGCCAACCAACCCAAAGCCAACGCCACCGCCGGCCTTTAATACCATGCCACTCACACCCGATACTCTACGCACCCGGTCAGTATGGTTGAGGCACTTTGCCCGCCACTGTAAACGGTCGCTCGCCCTCAAGGCCGACATGCAACGGGCGGTCGACACCAAGCGGCCAAAGTATTATGCCGACCGCGCCCCCCTCCGTAAATGGCACAAAACCCGTGCCAACGATTTTGCCAACTGCTTAGTCAACGACACAGCCCGCTAATATACTACCATGCCAACAAAACTCACACTCAAACACGTCAGGGCCGAACTGGCCAAACGCGGGGTCACTATACGCCGCAACAATTACGCCGAATTTGTGGTCCGTCTTAAAGGTTCCCCACTGGGCCAAGGCTACTTCGCCGACGCCCTCGACGACGCTTTAAGCACTGGTCTCTATATGGCCGACCGCCGCGATGGGGTTATAGAACCACAGGCCAAGCCGGGTCCCACGCTTATCTTTAGTGAGACGGCGGTGCCCGTTAAGGTGGGAGCAGGTGTAACCGTTAGCGGACAGGCCATGGCGGTTGTCTTCTTTCGGGAACCCCACAAGCCGGCCTCCAGTGGTAAAGTCTATCTAAAGGACGGCCAAGGCCGGGAACACTGCTTCTATGTGTCGGTCATCGGGGCCGAGTGGATTAACCGCACCGACCGCTAAACCCTTATGTCCAAAACCAAAAAAACACCGCTGGCCGATAGCTATGTCTATATGCCGACCGAACAGGCCAAGCAGTTGCTACAATACCGCGAAGCCTATAAAGCCCAACGGGCCGAGCTTAACCCGCCGCCATTACAGGAGGCGACGTTACCACAGCCCAAAACAACCAACCCGCTACACCGTATAAACTGGAGGGAGCCGCTTATGTGGCTGGCACTGTGTCTCCTCAGTGTCGCCTATGGTATAACCCGGGCACTCCGCCACTACTAATTTCCCGCCCTATAGAGGGCACAATACAACCACAAACGTCAGTCAATATAGCACTACCATGTCCAAGACCAATAAATCCGCCCGCACTGTAAACGCCACCAATACGGCCGAAACCAAAGCTACCGCCAAGCCGGTTGCTATACTGAAGGAGTCCACCAAGAAGAGCCCGGTAGCATGGGTTCTGGCCTTTTTCGAAAAACACAAAGACCTCCCACGGGGTGAAGCCATTGCCAAAGCCGTCAAGGCCGGGGTCGCTTACTATACGGCCCGCACCCAATACCAGAAGGCCTATACTGCCCGGAAGACCACTGCTACCGCCTAACCCGCTACCATATAGTGCCAACCCTGTATAGCATCGGGGTTGGCTTTATATCCTCACCACTATGCCACCGCCCAACGTCACTGCGTTTTGTGTTATACTGGAACACCAACTGCCCAAACGCCTGCACAAAGCCGCACGTATTGCACAGGTTAACACCTGCACCGATATACAGGAAATCGAATCCGTGCTTAACCTATTGGTATGTGCGGACGATATAAGCGACTTATGCACGGCTTACCCTGAGGCAATGGGGCTGTCCCACCTAAGACAACTAAAACGACTCGAAGCCTATTTACTGGCACGCGAAGCTTACCTCGACCTCACCCCTTGGATCGTTAGTAACGGTTAACACAATGAACGCTATACAAACAAAGTATCTACCACCAACCGCCCACCGGGGTGCACGTATAAAAGCCACCTGCTGCCGTGGGTCGCGCACTATAGACTACCACTCCTCCAATATAGACCCACACGTAGCAGCGGTCGACCTGCTTGTGTTAAGGTTCTGCAACGAAGATTTGCTTAAGTATAAAACCCCGCCCAAGGATAACCCTTGGAACCGCCCGCGGGTAACCGGGAACCTGCCCGACGGTTCGATCGCCCACGTTTACCTGCCACGGTAACCCAACACCAACAGCCCAACCCTGACCCGGTTGGGCTTTACTGTGCCCGGCCAAAAGCGCCATTTGCGACATAACTCTAGGCGCAGGGTTTGAGACATAACTGTGGCGGGTAGGGGAGCAGCCTACCGCAAATCCCGGGTGGCCTCGGCTAACTCGTGGGCTACCCGCTGGGCAAACCACCCCTCAAACACCCCCCACCCAACCTCAACGGGGGTTTCCACCCAAACCTCACCACCGCCCACCCCACCGGGTAACCTTACCCGGAACGGGCTGTTGTTGCGTTTGTATGCCAGCACCGGCACCTGCCCATGCCCGGCCTGTTCGGTGCACTGGTCCCACCATTCGCGCAGCAGGTGGTTGTTGACCCCCTCAACGTGTTTGATCTCCAGTGCCAACCACGGCAGCCCGGTGATGTCCATACCACCCCGGTCCGATTGCAGGGTGTTGCGTTGTAGCACCGGCACCCTGACCGCACCCCACCCGGTTCGCGGTAGGTCGGTGACTTTCCGGATTTGCGCCGGGTGGGGGACCACTCCCCTCCCCTGCCCTATGCCGGCCCCCCGGCCCCCGACACCCGCCCGGCTACCCCCCTCCCCTCCCCCGAAGCGCCCGGCCATTTGCGATTCATACATGAAACCAAGTCGGCCCAAATCAAAATCGTTTGGAAAAATGCTGGGCAAAAAAATGCCCGCGTCGTTGTAGATCTTGTCCACAATTGGCTGCAACAGGTCAATAGCCTGTCGCTCTGCCCGTTTGCCTTTGTCGCGTGAGAATTTGGCCATGATGTTATAGCTTCCAGAATGTCCAGATTGCTACAATGAGTGCAATCATACAGACGAGTTGTTTACCGGCTTCTTTGAGTTCTTCGTAATCAAGCATAATGTTTTAGTTTTTGAGGTTTGGTGGCGTCGCTGAAAGGGTGGTCGGGCACTTGGTAGTTAATCTCCCCGTAATAAACAACCTTCGGTTCCGTGGGTAATTTACGGGAGTCATGGGACACCCTTAACCCGTGCCGTCGCATTACACACCGGCACTCCGCATCCATGTAGAACCCATTGCGCCACCACTCCGGCGGGGTGGCTACCAACTCCAGTTCCTTGAACTCACTGTCCCCATACCCACGGGGTCCAATCATAATGCCCTCGGGCTTGGTGGTTCGGTGATACCAACTGTGAGTGAATGTTATAGGTAGAGACATATAGAGTTAGAGTAGTAGTTAGTAGTATAGAGTAATAATAAATAGATATAAATATAATAATATATCTAAATAACATACATTTCCCCCATATTTCCCCCATATTTCCCCCTGTTTTTGGGTGTGTTTACGAGGGAAACCATTACTCAAGGGGGAAAGGGGAAATGGGGGGGTGTGGGGAAAAGTTGCCCACGCGTAGGAAAATCCGTTCCCACGTAGGAGTTCTATTTCCCCTCTTTTTGGTTGTTTATATATATCCCCCCTTTCCCCTTTCCCCCCAAAACTGTAAGTCGTTGGAAACACGTTACTTACAGTGTTTTTTGGGGGGAAATCGGGGGGAAATCGGGGGGAAATATCCGGGTGTTTTGGGGTCATGTTACCATGTCTCCCCGAGGGTGTATAATGGTTGCTCCACCCCATACTGTGTCCGCGCTTGGTTGAGGGGAAGGTGCCCGAGGCTGGAATCCCGCACCATTGCGTCGAGGAGGGACTGCAACGCCCCGTTCACCCCCCGCTTGTCGTTACGGAAGGAGGCCAACAACCTCACCCGCCTCCGTAGGTAGTGAAACGGGACCACGGGTTGGCCCACCAAGGCGGCGGGAACCCGGTAGGTTTCGCGTTCCTCGGGGGTAAGGGTGAAGTAGGTGGTAATGGCCCGGCGGAGGTCGCTTTCCTGTTTGCTTTCACCCTCGCCCACGTCACCGCTCGCGAACTTGGCCAGCAGCCGGGTAACGTCGTTGTGGACAAACGCCAACGCCCACTCCGCGATTCGTTTGGTTACAACCGGGTTCTGCATGTCACAACCAACGGCCACAAGCCCGGCCAGTTTAAGCGCCTTCAGGTGTGCCCGGTTCCAGAGCTGGCGGTGGGCCTCACCGGGCGAGTCGTTGATTTGTTTGGTGGCGTGTTCGTCGAAGTCGTCCAACAGAGACAGTGCGTCGGGGTCAATGCTGACCGGCATACAGGTGGAGTTCTGTTGGGTGGTTAGGCCTATGGTAAGCAGTTCAACAAATCGTTCGACGAGCTCCTCCGGTGGGGCTCCGTTGGCCGACTTGTTACGGTCTGGTCGTGGTCCGGTGTATTCAATAACACAGAACCGAGGCACAAGTCCCTCGAGTATGTGCGACGTGTCGAGCCCGTCGTAGAACTTTTCGGGGACAGACTCTCCGAGGATGGTGACGTTGGGTGCTTGTATTGTTTTGGTGTTCTTTTCGGTGTCACTATAAACTGAACTTCGGAGCACTTTGGTGAATCCGCTTTTTCCGTAAAGGTCCAACAAGACCCGTTTAAGCATTGCGGTAGGTGCGGGTGCCCGTGGGTCGCAGAGCTGTTGTAACGTAACCCCAAACTCTCCGAGGACGGAAACGAAGCAGGGTCTATCATCCAAGACCCGCACGAGAGCTTGTCCAGAAGCGAACGTAGCCGGCCCAATAAACCGATCGGCCATAGGAACGATTCGTCGGGCGGCGGCGACCAGAGCGTCAATACCATTGGCGGCGCCTTCTTTACCTGAACCTGTGCGAGCAAGCAGAATGAGATACTGGTTGAGTCCTGTTCCACTGATATTGTAAGAGCGACCGGCCACACCGGCGCCAACTGCCAAAGCCGAAGCCAGTGCGATCTCAGCCACCGGACGGATTGCTGATTCGGTAAAGTAGCCGGAAATCTCGCCAATAAGACCGGGAGGGAATACCACCCGCCTTGCCGGTAGTGCGGGCGGTTTTGGGGTGGTCGTTGTGACGGGTGTATGGTCTCGGACAGGAGCGGATAGATGTGCATTTGGTTGGTGGATTGTGAGTTGCAGTTTGTTTTCGGTTGTGCGGATAAGGTCGGTGAGATCCACTTCGGCGGGTTCGTGGGCACGGATCTTGGTTAACATATAATCCAGATACTTGTCGCGCTGGGCTTTGTCCCGCTTGCCCAACTCACTGTCCCGGAACAAGCGCCGGCATTGTTCGTTGGACTTGCTGTAGAAGGCAATCATGGACATGAGGGCGAAGTCGGCTTCCGACTGTGACGGGTAGGACGCGAAGTCGCCTGTCCACAGGGACGTGAACTTGTCCCCGTTAACTGCCCGGGAGGCCATTGTCGTGATGTCGTTGTCGGCCATTGTCTCGGGGGTGTCCGTTAGGGTAACCCGGCCGGTGCTGGCCATTTGCCGATAGAGTGCATCCAATAGCGGTTGGTGGTCGGTAATGGGCATCGAACGGAACACGTTGCCCGTGCAAATCATGTAACGCTGGTCCGAGTAAACCTCGACCTTGTCCCGCCTCACCCCGTGCGGGATAGCACCCTTGCAAATAATGTGGACACCCTGCCCGCTCTGGCTGAACTCACAGTAGGTTTCACAGCACTCCAGAATGTCGTTGTGCCGTTTTTCCTGCTCGGGGTTAAGAGGTGCGTCGAGATCTATAATGGCGTAAGGGTCGTCCCGGTGCAGGACAAACCCGACGTGCGCCATACCTGCTCGGCAGGCATCTTCGAATGTGCCCCACGTTGCCGGGTCGGTTGGGTCGGCCTTGTCACCGGTTAACGGTGTGCGGGGAACTTTGTCCGTTCCCGCACAGACCCACTGTGGTAGCGTGCGTAGTTCGGTTGGTATGTTTTGGAGTGACATTATTTGACGATGAGTTTGCGGTTGGAGAGGAATTCGTAGAGTTTTTGCACCCGGTCAACCCCGGGCGCACGAATCTCTCCCCACGCCACTTTGCGTAGCCAGTAAACCGGCAGGCCGCTTTCGGCGGCGATTACGTGGTAGGGTCGGCGGTCGGCATTAAGCAATGCACGGGTTCGTTGTAGCAGTGTGTTGGACATGGTATGGGTAAAAGCCCGGTAATGGTGTTTCCCTCGTTACCTTGTCAACAACGCCCCGGATACGGTGTTCAAACAAACGGTGGACTTTCCGGGGTGGGGTTACCATACCGACGTCTTTCCACAACCCATCCACATATGTTCCGCTCCGACGAACCACCTATCCACCGGGCACCCAAACCCGTCGCACGTAAACACCCGGCCCCAACTGCGGCCGACCTTTGTTTGTTCTTTGTTATATCCGCCGGCATCGGCACGCTGGTCGGTGCCATCGCCAAGTGGTCAGATGCCGCCTATCGCTACGGTCCGGACTTCCCGGGCATTGTGTGTGTTATGGTTACCGGCCTCGTTCTATCGTTCTTCCTAATCCTCGACTACCATGCCCAAACCAGCGCCCGCTAAGTTTACCCCGAAGAAAGAACTCGCCACCAAAATCCGCGCATGGCAGGAGGTGTCCATTTGGTTGGAAGAGGCCAAAGCGCAGGAGATGGCCCTGCGTAAGGAAATTGCCGACGCCCTGTATCCGTCCACCACCAAGGGAACCAAAACGTTCGCCCTCACCGGTTGGGACGGCATGGTTGCCCGCGTTACCCGCAAAGTAAACGTCTCCATTGACGAGGCCGAATTGGCCGTGCGTGCCAAGACACTTGTGGCAATGGGGGTGCCGTTGGACAAGTTGATTAGCTACTCACCGAAAGTCGTGCAAAAGGAACTGGACGCCCTACCTTCGGCACAGGCCAAGCACTTTGCGCTGGTCCTTGAAATCAAACCCGGTGCTCCGTCACTCGACATATCCTAATATGAAACCACGATCCGAACTCAACGGCCTCATTGTGCAACTCGACGCCCTTATTAGTGCCACCCCGTCCACATTCCAAGACGCGCGAATCATTGCCCACCTGTCCATCATACACCAACATCTCCACACCCTTCAACAGGAGGGTCGTGACATTGATGGGGACGTGTTCTTTGGCGTCCCGGGCAAGACCCGTCACGTCGTTATGGGCGCGTTCGTTACCGCCATGCTCGGGTTCATGACCGTTCGTGAAGAGGTGGTCAAACCCGTCGTTGCTAAACCAAACGACCCGTCCCGTAATTAACCCCGTCGCCCGTGGTTGGGCGGTCTAGGGACTAGGATAGTTTGCAACCGCTGGCAGACCGGGTCAATAGTCTGCTCCCTCCAAAACCAATGACCATTTATTACAATCCAAAAACTTTTTGTCACCTTGTGTGTGAACTGTTGGCCGAGCGCGGTTGGAAGATCCGGATGATTAAACATTGGGACTCCGTTACGCTAGTCTTACCGGACGGCACCAGTGCACACGCTGACGACGGTGCTTCGGCACTGACTTCCCTGTGTCTTGGTATCGCCACCAAACACAAACTTCCAATCCGTTACGAGGAACCACCGGTCGATGTTAAGGCACGCCGCACACCACCCGGACCCACTTTTTACCGGTCGAGCGTGACCAGTCATTTCTACACCGAAGACGATTTCTTTCAGTCCGAGGCATGGCGCGGGTTCAGCAAGAAACATTTTTAATCCATGGCCACAAATACACTCGTCTTCACGACTACGTTTCAGACCGTTAAAAACAACGGGGTGAAACTCATTGTTTACGGTCGCAGCGGGGTCGGTAAGACCGTCCTGCTCGCCACCGCCCCGAAACCAATCATTGCCAGCGCCGAGGCCGGACTCCTGTCCCTGTCACCGGCCAACCTTAAACGTATCCACGGGCGGGCACCCGAGATCCCGGTGGTCGAGATTGACACGCTCGCCACCCTCATTGAGTTCTACGACTGGTGCGCCGACCCCGACAACGGCAAACTGTTTGACACTGTCTGCTTGGACTCGGCTACCGAGATTGCCGAGAAGGTGTTGGCCAACGCCAAGGAACAAACCAAAGACCCCCGCCAAGCCTACGGCGAACTCATCGAAAAGATGACGAACGTCTTTAAGTTGTTCCGCGACCTGCCCGGCAAGAACGTGGTCTTTGTGGCCAAGCAGGGCAAACTTTCCGACGCCGCCGCGTCCTTGCAGGGAATCGCCATGCCGGGCAGTAAACTCGCCGAGCAGGTGCCTTACCTGTTTGATGAAGTGCTCCACCTCGACATTGGCAAGACCGAGGACGGTGTCTCTTATCGCTTTTTGCAAACCGCATTGGATGTGCAATACGATGCCAAGGACCGTTCAGGTGCCTTGGATCCCATCGAAGAACCAAACCTGACAAACATCATCAACAAGATCAAAAAAGTATGAGCAAGCTATCGTTTGACGCAAGCAAAGTTGAACCGCAACGGCCCACGGACCCAATCCCGGCCGGGTGGTATCCCGTCCACATGACCAAGTCCGAACTCAAGCCGACCGCCGACGGTAAGGGCCAGCGCCTCGCCATCGAACTCACGGTCATCTCCGGTGACTTTAAGGGTCGCAAGGTGTTCGACGGTCTGAACATTAAGAACCCCAACGCACAGGCACAGGAGATTGGACACCAACAGCTGTCCGCCATTTGTCATGCGGTCGGGGTAATTAAACTCACCGACTCGGCCCAACTCCACAACAAAGCGTTCAGTGCCAAGGTGGCGCTCGAGCCCGAGCGTTGGGTGGACAAGGCCAACAACGACGTCGAGCCCAACACCCCCGGTGCCAAGCACTACGACGCCAAGAACCAGTGCAAAGGGTTCAAGCCGTTGGAAGACGGTGAAGGCGACGCCACACCCGCGGCCTCCGGTAAACCGGCACCCGGTTGGGTGAAACCCGCGGCCCCGGCCGAAACCCCGGCGGAACCCACACCCCCCGCGGACCCCGAACCCACGGGCGAAACCGAACAGCTCCCCGGCACCCGGGAGTTCTTCGTCGTGGTCGAGGGTAAGGACGACCCGGTCGAGATGTCCGAAGCCGACCTCCAAACCGCCATCAACGAAGGCCTCGACCCCGAGTCCCCGGTTGTGGTCCAAGGTGAGGACGACTGGAAGACCGCCGGCGACTACGGTATCACCAAAGTGGAGGCCGCTCCGGTGAAGAAGACCCCGCCGGTCCCTACCAAGAAGGCGGCACCGACCCCCGCCTCGACGCCAGCGGCGAACCCCGCTGGTAAGGGCCAAGCTCCTTGGCTCAAGAAGAAGGTTTAAGCCCTCCTCCCCTACCCGCTTCGGCGGGTGGGGTAAAGATTTCCACCCCTCCTCCCGGTCGGGTGCATACCTTTACCTTATGAATTCAAACCAAGTCGTGCTAAAAGAAATTGCCGCCATAAAAATCGGGGTTGGAGAGATGCTGGTTGTCCACAGTAAGGACCGGCTCACCCCCGAACAGCAGGAAGAAATCGCGGTGGAGTTCCGCAAACACCGCACCGGCGGTCAGGGACTCATGTTTGTCAACGGGGATTACAAGGTCGGCAAACTCAACCCGGCGACCACCGACGAGGGCTAAACATGGCACAAGCAAACAAGACCCTTGCCGCCATTGACCGGTTCATTGTGGACAACGCCAAGGAGGAACGCCGCCGTCACCTTGGTGCCTCCATTATCGGTCGGGAGTGTGCCCGTCAGATTTGGTATAACTGGAAGTGGGCGTTCACCGAACGTTTCGAAGGCCGGATGCTCCGTCTGTTTAACCGCGGTGACCGGGAGGAGGCCTACTTTATTAAACTCCTCGAGAACATCGGGGTGACCGTTTACGCCGCGGGTCAGCACGGTGAACTCAAGGAACAGCTCCGGGTCAGCTACTGTGACGGCCACTTTGGTGGCACCCCCGACGGCATCGGGGTTAACCTGCCCGACCTTCCGAAAGGGGAGGCGTTCCTTACCGAGTTCAAGACCCACAGCTACGACTCGTTCAAGAAGTTAAACGGCGAGGGTTTGCTCCGTGCCAAGTGGGAACATTACATCCAGATGCAGATCTATATGGACGGCCATAAGCTCCGCACCGGGTTGTATTGCGCGGTGAACAAGGACAACGACGAACTTTACCTCGAGCTCGTTTACGCCAACTCGGAACAGGCCGCAAATACGGTGGCACGGGCCGAGTCTATTATTTACAGTGAGGAACCGCCACCTCGTATTTCCAACTCACCCGGTTACTTCGCATGCAAATACTGCACGTTCAAAGACCTGTGCCACTTTAACGAGATCCCGGACATTAACTGTCGCACCTGCGTTCACGCATCGCCGAACCGTCGGGGCGGGTGGGACTGTGCCAAGGGTCGGGTCGAGATCGGGACACAGGCCGGGTGCCCTTCCCACCTGTATGATACGCGCCTCATTAACGGCATCGAGGTAGTGGACGGTGACTTTGACGCCAACTGGATCGTCGTGGATACCGGGGTGGAGAAGGTTAAACTTGGTCCCAAGTTCACGGACAGTGCCGGCCTTAAGCAGCACGGGTTCGTCCCTTTCTAATGCAACCGAGGTGGTATCAAACTGCAGGGGTTGAAGCCTTGTGGGATTACTTCCGGACCAAGGACGGCAACCCTGTGTTGGCCTACCCCACCGGGACGGGTAAGTCCGTCGTGATCGCCCTCATTGTGGAGAAGGCACTAAAGGAGTTCCCCCGCACCCGCATTGTTAAGCTCACCCACGTCAAGGAACTCATCCAACAGAACTTCGACAAGCTTATGGAGGTTTGGCCGTTGGCACCCGCCGGTATTTGTTCCGCCGGGTTGGGCCGTCGGGATGTGTCCTACCCTGTAACGTATGCGGGTATCGGCACCGTTGCCAAACGCCCCGAGGTCTTTGGCCACATTGATCTCGTAATCATTGACGAAGCCCACCGGTTGTCTCCCAAGGAGAACACGGGCTACCGTAAGTTCATCGCCGCACTCTTACAGGTAAACCCCCACCTCCGCGTCATTGGGTTAACCGCCACCCCTTACCGGTTGGGACAGGGTTCGTTGACGGACGACGGGTTATTCACCGACGTTTGCTACGACCTTACCGGTTACGAGGCTTTCAACCGGTTGCTTGCGGAAGGCTACCTGTGCCCGCTGGTCCCCCGACGGCCCAACCGGGAGATTGACGTGTCGTCGGTGCGTATCACCGCGGGTGACTTTAACGAACACGACCTCCAGCTCGCCTCTGACCGTGAAGAGATTACCCGTCACGCGGTGGACGAGATTATGGCACAGGGGTCCGACCGTGGGCACTGGTTAATCTTTACCAGTGGCGTCGAGCACGCCAACCACGTTGCCGCCGAGATCCGTGGTCGTGGGGTGAGTGTTACCTGTATCCATTCCAAGCTCACCAAGGAAGAACGGGACGAGGGGATCGCCGGGTGGAAGAGCGGCAAATACCGTTGCGCGGTCAACAACGACGTTCTGTCCACAGGTATTGACTTCCCCGGTATTGACCTCATCGGCATGCTTCGCGCCACCACCTCCCCGAGCAAGTGGGTGCAGATGCTTGGCCGCGGCACCCGTCCTTGTCCCGGTAAGACCAACTGTCTTGTCCTTGACTTCGCCGGTAACACCCGCCGCCTTGGCACCATCGACGACCCGCGCATCCCGGTAAAGAAAGGGAAAGCGGGTAAGGGTGAGGCACCTTGTAAGTGCTGCCCGAAGTGCGACACTTGGAACCACGCCAGCGTCCGGTTCTGCACCTGCTGTGGACAGGCCTTCCCGCCGAAGGTTAAGTTTAAGGAACGCTCTAGTGACCTCGAGCTTATGTCTTCGGCCGAGCCCGTGGTTGAGGTGTTCGATGTTACCGAGGTGACCTACCAAGTGCACGTCTCCCGGTTTGACCGTTCAAAGCCACCCTCGCTCAAGGTAACGTATTTCTGCGGCATCCGTGCGTTCAGCCAATGGGTGTGCTTCGAACATACCGGGTTGGCCTTACACAAGGCGCACGATTGGTGGCGCGAGCGGGTTGGGGATGAGGACATCCCTGCCACGGTGGAAGCCGCCCGTAAACGTATAGATGAAGCCCGCGTGCCTACACAGCTACGGGTGTGGGTCAATACCAAGTATCCGGAAATCTTGGCCGTGGGGTTTGAAGGCGCTCCATTAGTTTAGAGTAATGTTTGGACGTAAGTCGTTGGTCCGTAGGTCCAAACAAAAAGGTCAAAAATAAATCTTGTCACCGGATACGGGGTGACTATGGTGGTGATATCGAACGCAACAAGTGTTCGGCAAACAACCAACCACAATATGCCACTAGAACGTCCCTACGCAGTAATCCGTAACGCACGGATAATTGAAACGGCCCTCTCCCAAGAGAACGCCCTCGACCTCGCCCGACTCGACTCCCAACGCCTCCGCGACGAGGGTCGTTACCACCCCGCAACCACAACTTACGCCATCGTCAACCGGGCAACCGGCAAAACAATCGAACCGATCATCCGATGAAAAAGCCCACCCCTCCAAAGGCTCCGGCCAAGACCAAGGTGGCACCCCCACCCCCGCCGAAGAAGACATGGGTGTTTAACCACCCCAAACCCGAGGCCGGTGACACTCACCTCGAGTTCACCAGCTCCAAAGAGAACACGGTCGTCGTTTGCCCGATTGGGATGTATGGCGATTTCAGCTCGGCCCCCGGCACCGTCCGGTATGGTCGCCTCCGTTGGAACGAGGAGTTTATCCCGGCCGACCGTTACCTCAACCCACCCGAGGTCGAGGACACGGACAAACCCACACCGCCACCTGTGGCCAAGAAACCCGCCGGCCTCCCGAAGGAGGGGGTGTGCGCCTTCATTGACGCCCGTATCATGGAAGGTGGTCGCACTGCTGAAGAGGTGTTGGCGGTCGTCATGGAAAAGTTTCCGGGCCGTGATGCCCGTGCCACTCTCAGCACCATTAAGGTCCGTCCCTCCCACATTAAAGCCAAAGGCCAAGTTCCCCCACCGTTTAAGAAGTAACACAATTGAAGCATGAAATCCAAACCAGTTCCCGGCACGCCCATCGGTGCTGCCTCCAAAGAAACCCGGACAGCCAACAAAGCCGCCCGTGCGGCCGTAAAGAAGAAAAAGAAACTGCCACCGGGCACCTCCCATGCGGTGCTTGTCGCCGCCGGACAGATTGCCCACAAGTCCACCACCAAGAACCCATGCCAAACGGTGTGGGAGATCTGCGAACAGAACCGGGACAAGAAGCGCAAAGAGGTGCTCGATGCCTGTCTCGCCGCGGGGGTGGCCTATTACACCGCACGCACCCAATACCAAGCATGGAAAGCCGCCGGTAAGGCCTCACAAAAGTAATCAACTCCCTGCTTGTCTCCAACCGCAACAACTCCACGCTCCCAATTCCACAACCGGTCATGCAATACAGCTCACCCATTGCGCTCGCCACCGCGGGCTTCCGTTACGCCAAGCGCCTCGTCAACGGCCTCTACATAGGCAAGGACTCCCGTCGGGGTGCCAGCCACATCGTCAAAGCCCGACGTGCCAACCCCCGGCTCCAACCCCTCGGCAAAGAGTTTGGCAAGGACGCTTGGCGTGGGGTTTACGCCGACGAGCAGAACCCCATTACCTTCATCGGCGAGGGTGCCCGTGCCCGTGCCGACGCGTGGCTGGCCTCCCGCAAGGAGCTCGTCAAGCAATCCATCCCACTTTCAGCGGTCACAATCCCTGTGTCCGCGAAACACAAAACAACAGACCAGAGGTTAGACGCCTCACCCGAAAACATGGCCAAGAAAACAACACCTGCCAAGCCCACCAAGAAAGCTCCGAAGGCGCCAGCCGCGCCCAAGGACATCAAAAACGGTATCACCCGGCCCAAAACCGGGACCACCTGCGCGAAGATCTTCGATCTCGCCGACAAACACAAGGAGCGCGCACCGGTCCTCGAGGCCGCTGAGAAGCTCGGCATCAACGCCGCCACCGCCACCACCCAATATGGCAAGTGGCGTGTTTACAACGGCATCACCGGCCGCACTGCCAAGGTCACCAAAGTGGTGAAGAAGAAACCGGCTCCGCCGAAACCCCCGGCCAAGAAGAAGGCTGCGCCGAAACCACCGGCTCCTCCCGCCGAGCCCGCACCCACCGAGGGTGACGTCGGTGGCACCGAAGGCTAAGTAAACCAAACCCCGCCCTCATCAAATGGGCGGGGTTTTTGTTCTTTGTTGGTCTGTATTTTCCCCACACCGCAACCTACTGTTTCCCTCGATGCAAAACAACCAGCTCAAGTCACCGGTTGACCACGACGTTGACCACATAACCGTTCACCACGTCTTCCGCACCGTCCAAGGTGAAGGACCGTTCGCCGGTCGCCCTTCCATCTTTGTGCGCCTCTACGGGTGTAACCTGCAATGCCCGCTCTGTGATACCGAATACACAGGGCAGATGAACCGGCACACGATTGCCGAAGCCGTTGACCTTGTCCGCAAGCACGCGTTCACCCGCGGAGCCCTTGTGCTTCACCAGAAACAACTTGTGGTCATTACGGGCGGCGAACCGTTCCGTCAGCACGGCCTCGGCAAGTTTGTGCTGGAGCTGGCAACCTCCGGTTTCCTTGTGCAAATCGAAACCAACGGCACACTCGCCACCCCGGAGTTCCCGTGGGGTGCCGCCACCATTGTCTGCAGTCCAAAGACTCCCCGTGTTAACGAGGAGCTCGCCCGGCACGCCCGCCACTTTAAGTATGTGCTCGAGGCCGAGCACGTTGACCCGACCGACGGACTACCCACCCGGGCGCTTGGTGGTATGAACCCGGCCCGGCCTCCCGCCTTCTGGCAGGGAACCGTTTACCTCCAACCGGCGGATGAGCAGAACAGTCTTACCAACCGCGCCAACCTCGATGCGTGCATCAAGAGTTGCTTCACTTTCGGATACCACCTCGGTATCCAAAACCACAAAAACGCAGGGCTTGAATAAAAACATGAATCCAGAAACCAAGAAATCCCGGGCGCTTGTCGTCCTTAGCGGCGGACAAGATTCCGTTACCTGTCTAGGTTGGGCTCGCCAACGCTATGACGAAGTCTGTGCCATCACGTTTGACTACGGTCAGCGGCACAAGATCGAACTGGAGTGTGCGCGCACGGTGTGCCGCAACTACGGTATCCCCCACAAGATCGTCGAACTCGGCACCCTGTTGAGTTCCCTTGTCACCAGTGCCTTGACGGGTGTTGGTGAGGTGGGTCTCCCCCACATCTATAAGCCCGGCCTACCGTCGAGCTTTGTCCCGGGCCGGAACGCCCTGTTCCTTACCCTCGCCCACGCCCACGCACAGGAAATCGGTGCCGTGGCACTGGTCACCGGAGTCTGCGAGACGGATTACTCGGGTTATCCCGATTGCCGCAACCAGTTCATTGTGCGGATGGCCGACGCTTTGAACATCGGTTACGAGACGCAGATCCCGATCGTTACCCCGCTGATGTATCTAACCAAGGCCGACACCTTCCAGTTGGCGCACGACATCGGGTTCTTGGACGAGGTGCTTGAAAACTCTCACACCTGTTACAAGGGCGACCACACGACCCGCCATGCGTGGGGTTACGGTTGTGGCGATTGCCCGTCCTGCGAACTCCGCCGTATCGGGTGGGAACTCTTTGTTGCCCGCTCCGGTTACGTTGCCAAGTAAACCTCAACCCAATTCGGTGCGATAAACCCGACACCTTCAACAGCCACCCCCACCCTGTCCCCGGACAAACCGGGGGTGAACTGTATCGGGTTCCTTTTATGTTCTTAATCACCTGCACAAAACGCTTCGACAATTTCCCGTTCGCCCACCGCCAGCACAACCATGACGGGCACTGCGCTTACATACATGGCCACAACTGGTCGTTCGAATTCGAGTTTGCCGCCACCCGGCTTGACGCCAACGGCTTCGTCGTGGACTTCGGTAAACTTGGATGGCTCAAGGACATCCTCAACCACAACTTCGACCACACCCTGCTGCTTAACGCGGACGATCCGTGTCTCCACCAACTGTGCGACCTGCTGACCGGCCGGAGTCTCCAAGTTGGTTTGGAACAGTTGGCGGACATCCGTGTTGTGCCCAACGGTGGGGCCGAGGGTCTGGCACTCTACGTGCACGAGCTGGTTACACCCCTCCTCCTCAAACACACACAGGACCGGGTGCACATTGCCCGTGTTACCGTGTTCGAGGACAACCGTAACTCCGCCACCGTGCGCTTCCAATGACGACCCTCGGAAGCTCACTCCGTAACGGTAAGGTGCCGTTCGCGGCCAATGACAATGTGGAGAAGGTTAACGCCAACCTCACGGTGATGGAAGAAGGAATTGCCGCCAAGGTGCGGGACATTCTGGACATCCTCGTCATTGACCAAGACAACGACCCCAACACCAAGGACACTCCCCGCCGCGTCGCCAAGATGATGGTGCATGAAATCTACGGTGGCCGCTACACTAAGGAACCAAAGGTCACAACCTTCCCCAACACGAAAGGCTTGGATGAACTCATTACCACGGTACCAATCACAGTCCGTTCGAACTGTTCACACCACCTGTGTCCCATCATTGGCAAATGCTGGATCGGTATCGTTCCCGGTGAACTCTTGGCCGGACTTTCCAAGTATAACCGGATCGTCGATTGGTTCGCCCGTCGTCCCCAAATCCAAGAAGAACTCACCATCCAAATCGCCGACCACATCGAAAAGACCCTCAAGCCAAAGGGTCTTGCGGTTGTCATGATCGCCCAGCACACCTGCATGACGCATCGGGGTGTGCTGGAGCACGGAGAAGCCGCCATGTCCACAAGTGTTATGCGTGGGGTGTTCCGTAAGGACACCGCCGCCCGTGCCGAGTTCATGCACTTCGTTCCCAAGCCGTGAAGATCTACGCCGCCGCCGTTTACACGTCCAACCTCCATCTTCACGGGCCGATGTTTAACCGACTCGACCCGCGGGAGAAGGTGGCGCGTAACGGCGTGCGGTTTATTCTGGAGTCCTACCACTACGTTCATAAGGACGTGATGGTGGAGCGTATGCGCCGGGACAAGCAGAAGGTGTTTCTGGACTCGGGTGCTTTCTCGGCGCACATGCTAGGTGCAAGCATCGACATCGACAAATATATTGCTTACATCAAAAAGAATCAGGACATCATTACCGTTGCCAGTGTGTTGGACGGTATTGGCGACCCGAAGAAAACCTACGAGAACCAGTGCTACATGGAAAAGCACGGAACCAAACCCCTGCCCTGCTTTCACTACGGTGAAGACGAACGCTACCTTGAACACTATATTGAGAACTATGATTATATTTCGTTGGGCGGTATGGTCATGGTCTCTAAACCGCAGCTTCAGCTTTGGCTGGATAGGATTTGGGAACGATACCTTACCGACGACCATAAGAGAGCGAAGATTAAAGTGCACGGGTTTGGACTCACCAAGATTGATCTACTGTGGCGCTACCCGTGGTATTCGGTGGACTCAACCTCGTGGCAGCAGGCCGGCTCCAATGGCCGTTTAATCCTGCCACCCTACGGCAAAACACTGGCCATCTCCAACGACTCCCCGTCCCGTAAAGACGCCGGCCAACACTTTAACACCATTAGCGACACGGAGAAGATGGTCATGTGGGAACTCATTACCTCCCGCGGGTTTGATTTCCACCGCACACAGGAAACATATCTTGCCCGCTGGTGCTTCAACTTGAACGCCATGGAGGAAATCAACACCGCCCTTGAAAACAAGACCGGCGGGGAGCAGGTTTTTGACCAACCGCAAACCACGCTATTCTAATGCTTGAGGCCTTAAAGTTTGTTCAGGGTGCAGTGGCACGTAAGGACTTTGTCCCCGCGCTGCAACACTTCCGCATCCGCAACCAGACCATCCGTTCCTTTAACGGGGTGCTTGGCTTGTGCTCGCCCATACCGCTCGACCTTGACGTGGCACCCAACGGGGTGCAGTTAATCCGTGCCATTGCCGCCTGTGAGGACACCGCCGCGTTACACCTTAACGAGAAGGGCCGTCTGGTTGTCCGCTCCGGCACCTTCAAGACCTTTGTCGATTGTTTGTCCACCGAAGGGTTCCCCGAGTTCGAACCAAGTGGGAGACAGGTAATTCTTACCGATACGTTTCTACCCGCGCTGAAGTATTTGGAACCGTTCATCGCCAATGACGCCTCCCGCCCGTGGGCCTGTGGAGTGCTGTTCGACGGGGAGTCCGCGTTCGCCACAAATAACATCGTGCTTCAGCAGTATTGGATGGGGTTCGCCTTCCCGGTGAGGGTTAACATCCCGGCCGCGGCTGTGCGGGAGTTGTTACGCATCGG